ATCGATAGCATTTAATAATATGGCTTTTAATTGGCCAAACGGTTATAGCTTTATACAGTTTGCTAAAACCGCAGCTAACGCTAATTTTACGCGCGTACTACCTTATGGCCAAGCCATAGGCGCGGATACAAAGACAAACTCATACGCAACGACTCCGGCCGTACGCGAAGCCGCGATGATCTTGGCCGTGGACATTTTCCAAGCCCGGCAGGTCAGCCAAACCGGCGGCGTATCCATCGATGGTTTTAGCCCTAGCCCTTACCGTATGGGTAATAGCATGATCGGCAAGATACGAGGACTTATAGCCGGGTATCAAAATCCTAATGCGATGGTCGGATAATGCCGGTACCTATTACTACTTTACGTGCCTCACTAGCTGCGGCCCTTGCTAATGCAAACGTTTGGAATACGTACAGTTTTCCGCCTGCAACTATTACCGCTAATAGCGTAATCGTTAGCCCGGCAGATCCTTACATAACACCGACCAATAACGATTACGCCAATATTTCGCCGATGGCATCCTTTAGAATTATTTGTACGGTGCCGCTCTACGATAACCAAGGCAATTTACAAGGTATCGAGTCGCTTGTATGCGCCGTATTCCAAAAGTTAGCAGCCTCGCCTATCGTTATGAATATTGGGGCCGTAAGTGCTCCGAGCGTACTCAGCGTACAAAGCGGCGATTTACTAACGACAGACATCACTATCTCAATACTAACCGAGTGGAGTTAAGCATGAGCCTAACCGATGAAGATATCGCCTTTCTTATTAAGATAGGGCAGATCACCGAAGCACCAAAAAAAGAAACAAAAACACATACACCTACTACAGAGAAAAGCGAGGAATAGGCGATGGCCGTATTTCTATCAAACGGAGTGGTCGTAACGCTAAATTCGATCGCACTCTCCGACCATGTCACAAGCGCGACGATTAACCGCGTATTTGAGGAGCTTGAGGTCACTGCTATGGGGGACTCCTCAAGGAAATTTACAAAAGGTTTGGAGACAAGCACGATCTCTCTAGACTTTTTAAGCGATACCGCAGCGGCAAACGTAAACGCAACGCTACAAGCTGCGTGGGGTACGACCGTACCAATTACGCTAAAGCAAACTAGCGCAACTACGTCAGCTACTAACCCTCAGTACGCAACTACCATCCTGGTAAATAACACTACAGATATTAACGGCGCCGTCGGAGATATCGGTACTCAGAGCATCACGTTTACATGTAACTCACCAATCGTAATTACAACGGCACCATAACAAACTAACAAAGGGGCAAAAAATGGCACGACTCAAAATAACAAGGGCTACGGGCGAAGTATCAGAGCATCAGATCTCGCCGCGAATTGAGTACGCCTTTGAGTTATATGCAAAAAAAGGTTTTCACAAAGCCTTTAGAGATGACGAGAAACAGAGCGACGTTTACTGGTTAGCGTGGGAGTGCCTACGTACTAGCGGCGAAACGGTACCGATGTTTGGGGCAGAGTTTTTAGATACCTTGGCAAAGGTCGAGGTCCTAGACGATCTACCTTTAGCTTAGGGCGCGGCACTCTAACTTATTTGGTAGCGCAACTATCAATACGGTTAGGGGTCGCGCCTCAAGCGATACTCGACTTAGATGCCGAGATGTTTAAGATGTTAGTAAAGGTATTAAACGAGCAAGCGGAGGAGGCTAATAAAAATGCCGGTAGCTATAAAAGGCGTACGCGAAACCGTTAAAGCTCTCCGTAGGCTTGATCCTGAAATGTTAAAAGAGATGAACGCCGAGGTACGTGCGGCTATGTTGCCTATCCGGGACAAGGCACGAGGCTACGCGCCAAGTCCTCAGCCCGATAATCTTTATATGTGGCGAGAGGGCAGCGCAGGTAAAACCATAACCGCACGTAACTCGATGTTTAGGACTTTTAATACTGAGGGTCGTTTACGTATGTTTCCACTTTATGATGCAGAGACCGTTAAAAAAGGGATCTATTACTCGCAGGCTCCTAGTAAGAAAAACCGCAACGGATGGCAAGCTCTTTACTTTGTAGCTAATAAATCTGCCGCCGGTGCCATTTATGAAACCGCCGGACGTAAAAACCCGGGCGGTGATCCTAATAGCCGATCTAATAACCCGGGCGCAGGTGCTCACTTTATTAGCCGTATGGGTCCACTCTACGGAGATAAGCAAGCCGAGCGCGGTCGTATGATCTATCGCGCTTGGAAAGAGGACCAAGGTAAGGCTCAAGATGCCGTATACAGAGCTATAGAGAAAACCGTAGATAACTTTAATAATGGCCGTTACGGTATGGCCACTTACGCATTGGCCGCATAATGGCGATGCCTAACTTAATCGTATCCGCCGTAGCCGAGTGGAACGGAAAGGCCTTATCTAAAGGCTCTAATCAGATTAAAGGCTTTGAGAAAACCGTAAAGAATTTAGGCCGTACCCTCGGCGTTACTTTTAGCGCTGCTGCTCTTTTGAGTTATTCTAAAAAAGCCGTATCAGCTTATGGCGAGCAGATCGCAGAGGCTAAGCGCCTCGATACCGCTTTACGTAACTTAGGTTTTAATTTTGCTACCGCCGAGGCAGAGGGTTACATCGATGCCGTAGAAAAGGCCACCGGTGTAAATCGCGACGTACTTCAGCCTTCATTTATCCAACTAGCTCAGGTAACTAGATCTACCACTATTGCTCAATCGATGCTCAACACCGCACTCGATGTAAGTGCCGGTACGGGTATGGATCTAGTCTCAGCTACAAAAATCTTAAGTCAGGCATACGTAGGAAATCTAAAAGGCCTACGCCAATTAAATTTAGGTTTAACTCAGGCAGAGTTAGCCGGTAAGTCATACCTTGAGATCGAAAAACTTATCGCGACACAATACGCAGGCCAATCTAAAAACGCGGCAGACTCTTACGCCGGATCGATAGCTCGCCTCAAGATCGCGGCTGAGCAGGCAAGCGAGCAGATCGGCGGAGCTCTAGTAACCTCTTTAGGTACATCTGCCGGCGGTATGGATAAACTGATCGACAAAGTCGATGGGGCTGCGGACTCCATCTCTGGACTTATTACTAACACGGCATACCTAGCTAAAGAGCTTGGCAATTTATTTTCTAGTATTCCGGGCGCAGGTGTTTTAGAGGATGCCGGTAGAGCTCTTAAGAATTATCTCGGTAGGTTTTCGATCGGTGCTTTACGTCGAAATGTAGATATAGTTTTAGGCCGCCAAGGTGGTTTTCCTCAGGGCTTACCTGCGGACCTTAAGAATTTTCAGAGCCAAACTGAAAAAACTAAGATGGACAAAGAGGCTCTTAAGCGCCAAAAAGAGCTCATCGCTTTACAGAAAAAAGCGCAACTAGCAGAAAAAAATAAACTTTCGTTATCAAAGGCAGCCGCCGTATTTGATACTAACCGTATCTCTATTGCTGCGGCTCTCAAGGCTACATATGACAAAGAGACAAAACTACGCCTCGAGGCTTTGCAGGCCATCGAGGAGGATAACGGCGACCTTGCTCTCCGTAAGATCGGTGAGCTTGCAGCTCTGCAAAAAAATGCAGACATGGCCAAACTAGCCGGTATTACTCAGATTAGCGAGGCAACTCTTTCATCTCTTAACACTCAATTACTTACAGAGCTTAAAGCAATTAACGATAGCAAGATGGCCGAAAGCGAAAAGGAAGCCGCTCGACAGATCGCGTTTGGCAAGTACAACGCAGCTATCACGGCAGCCGGTGAGTTAGCAGCTAAAGAGAGTTATAGCGAGCGCGTACAGATACAACTAACCGAAATAGCTCGCCTTGCCTCTCTGAGCAAAACGACTAACGCAGCTCTTACCCTTACAAGACTCCGCGAGTCGGAGGAGCTATCGATGATCGATCGCGTAGCCGCCGCACAAAAACGAGCCGATGAAGCTCGACTAAAAGCGCTACAAGATTATCTAAACCTTTTAAGCAAGGTAGGTACAGGGGCAGGATCCTCAGGGCTAACTAATATTGGTGGCACTAATTTTGTTACCGGCCCGGTAATCTCTACTAAAGCTATTTTGGACACGGTAACGGCTACCGCCGCGGCCACCTCTTTACTCGGTAGCGATATTAGCGCGACAGAGTTTTATAATAGTCTTACACCAAGTCAGCAAGATAACCTAGGCGGCTATAGCCCTACTATGAATTACGGAAGCGGCTACCCTGCAACTTATAATATAAATATTAGCGCCGGAGTTATCGCGCAACAGGACGAATTTACTACTCTTGTGCAGGATACGATCCAACGCCTTAACCGAGGCGGAGACCCGATTAGTACGGCCGGTGCACTATGACCGTCCCGACGATTAACGCGGTTATTAACTTTTCTACGGGCCCGTCTTTTGCTCAAGCTATGATCTTAGGAAGCGGCCAATTAGGTACAAACGTATTAGCAGACTCTCAGGCTTTAATCGTAGACGTATCTAATCAAGTAGACGGCATTACGACTATGAGAGGCCGTAACGCTCAGGCGGACGTATTCCAAACAGGCACCCTAACTCTGCGTATTGTCGATCAAAATGGCGATTTTAACCCTCAAAATGCGTCAGGGCCTTACTACGGTTTACTTACTCCAATGCGTAAAGTGCAGATTACCGGTACTTATGCGGGTATCGAGTATCCAATGTTTAGCGGCTTTATTACTAGCTATACGACTACTACGCCTAAGATGGCTACCGATGTCGTATACACGACTATTACCGCCGTAGATGCTTTTAGACTTTTCCAAAATAGCCAAGTCTCTACTATTACTTTAGCCTCGGCCGGTGACTTACCGGGCGAACGTGTAAACGCTATACTCGATGAGATCGCGTGGCCTCCATCTATGCGTGAGATCCAATACGGTACAACAATATTTCAGGCAGACCCGGGCAACCCTCGCACCGCTTTAGCTGCACTACAGACGGCAACCATCTCGGAATATGGCGCTATCTATATTAACGCTCGAGGATCGGTCGAGCTTAAGGATCGCGCTTTTTGCATAGACTCTCAGGCTTTACCCGTGACTCGCTTTAATGACGATGGCACCGATATAAACTACTTTAACGCCGTATGGCGATTAGATGATACGCAGGTTTATAACTCTGCCTCTATCACTAAGATCGGCGGTACGGCTCAGATTGCTCAGGATCAAGACTCTATCGATGAGTACTTTGTGCACTCATATAACCAACAAAATCTAGTAATGGATACGGACCAAGCCGCACTCGATTACGCACGGGCCTACGTAGCAAGCCGTAAAGATACTCGGACCCGATGCGATGCGGTCGAGCTTG